GTCTTGTATAACTTCTTATACCACCTGAATATGTTCCAGCGGCGTCTGAATATGTATTAGAAGCCGTAGCAGTATTTTCATATTGCCAAACACTATTTGATCCTGGTACATCTACCCACGCCATTTTATTCCTCTATTTGTTCTTTTAGTTCGTTATCAAAGTATTCTTCAATATCGTCTTTATTAACATTATGATGATCTGCAACTTTACTAATTGCATTTTCAAAACTGACCACCAAATTTCCTTCTTCATTCTTAACTAATTTAAAAACATCATTGATCGCCTCTTTTAAAACTGGCGTCAAGTTGTTAAATGAATTACTATTAAACGCCTGTTGCGTCTGTACTAGCTGGCTGACTTTCTGCATTTGATACCTCTGGTGTTTCTGGTTGTGTTTCGGCTTGTGCTTGTGCATTTGCACCTGTAGGTTCAACTTGTCCATCTTGTGTAAAAGTACCTGTACCTGCGATCTCTGGTTTAGGATCACTATGGGGTTGTGCCTGAAACATTGTTCCAGCTACTTCTTGTCTTTTAGTATCTAATTGATCTCCAACTTTAGCTCTTAATGCGTCTTTAAAAGCATCGCCAGCACCAACCATATCGTTTTGCGCCATCTTGTCTATAAAGTTTTTTACTTCTTCGCTCATATTTTTCTCCTATAATAAATCATCATTGCCTTGAGTCGTTTGGACTTCAGGTGATGATATGATACCGTCATCAATTTCTTTTTTGATTTCAGCATCCATTTTTTTGATTTCTGATTCTGTTTGTTTTAATATTTTTCTTCTAACATAATTAACAGAAAAATATTTACCAACATAATCTCTAACTTCTCTTGCCAAGTTTAGTCTTTCTCTTAACATTTCAGTATTTTTTAATTCTGCAAAGTGACCATCTTGTAAAAAGTCGTAGAATATACTATCTCTAACTAAAGGCCATTCTGTTTCAGATATAACTCCTTTAATTATTAATTGTGTTCTTAATAAATCATTAAACAATTCAGTAAATTTCTTTCTTAATCTGCCTACAAATTTAGTAAATTTCAATTCATCTCTACTAATTTCACTAGCACGACCAAGATTAAAACCTTGACTTGCCTCTAATCTACTAACAGGAACATTTAAACTTCTATAAAGTTTTGCTCTAAAGTATTCTATGTCTGCTATTTCACCTAAATTAGCACCACCTGGAAGTGTAGTAATATCTGTTCCTCTACCACCTTCTCTACTTGGTAACCAAAAGTCTTCAAGCATAGACATATAGTTTCTGTCATCTCTTATTTCTCCTGTTGAAGCGTCATAAACAAGTTTGTTTCTGTATCTTGCCATAACATCTCTTAAATAAGATTCTGCTTTTGCCTTAGGTAAATTACCTACATCAATCTTAAATATTCTTCTTTCAGGTGCTCTTGCGATTCTGTAAATCACAGCAGCGTCTTCAATCATTCTTAACTGATTGACAGGTTTAATTGCCTTATGTAAATAAGATAATATTAAACCATTCTTATTCTGATCTATCATTCCTGATGGACAAAATGCAATAGTGTCCACAGCAATTTTAATTCCTTGTATAGCAGCTGCACCTTGTATACCTCTTTCGTTATATACAAAATATTCTACCGTTTCATCTGCTATATTAATGTTAGTTGGAGAAACCATACCTTCTGGTCTTCTCTTTCTAACTTCTCTAATCTTTTTAACTTTTCTTGGATCAAGGTATTTTAATTCTACAATACCGTTCTTTGTGTTTTCAGCGTCAATGACCTTTTGAAAAAAGATCCGTCCATCAACATACCATCTTCTAAAAAGGTCGTGTCCTCTAGTATTAAATTGTAATAGTCTTAATACTTCAGAAAATTCTTGTTCTATTCTCGCTTTAATTGCTGAAGAATATTTTAAATCATCTGTAATAACTTTTACAGATTGTTTGTTTTCGTTTGAAGTAATTGCCTCATTAACAATATCCTCAATTGCCATATCACATTCTGGATGTAAAGCAATTTCTCTATATCTTCTAATTAAGTCCTGCTCAGTCTTAGCAGTACCTTCCATATCAAGGTAACTACCAAAGAAACCACCAGCGGCAACTACTTGTGTGCCGTCTTCCGCTTGAGGTTGACTAAATTGTTGTTTTGGATCTGTTTGTGGTTTTACTCGTGTAATATTAAAACCAAATAACTCTGCCATAATTTATTCCTTTGTTTTCTATAACTACTTATAATAGTTTTAAAAGGGCGATTTTTAGGTCGCCCTTTAATTTTATATACTATGTTGTAGTGTTTGTTTCAAAATATTGATATTGAAACGTTACTCCAAAAGTTTCCACAGCGTCATTTTCCGAATAAGATAAGTCTATTGCAGCTATCTCCGTAGGAAAAGCACCTCTCAAAGTATAAGATTTTAATGTATTACCATTTCTATCCAACTGGTCTACAAATGCGTCAACTTGATAGTCAACTGGATTTGATAAACCCTCATTGTCCGACATATTATTGATACCGTTTTGCCATCTCTCAAAAGCGTTTCTTAACTTAAAGTTTGTATCGTTAAGAACGGTAATAGACCAATCTCCGAAAGTTCTATCACCCGCTATTTTGATTTGTCTGCCCCTAAAAGGAACATTAACATTACCAACACTCATTGCAGGAATCTGAGCTGCTGTACATAGAAAAGCTAAGTCTTCTATTTCTCCACCAACTTGTGCGTAACCAGGAAAAGGCATTGTTACCTTAAACTGATTGGCTCTTGCGCCACCACCAGCAAGTTTAGCTTTGAAGTCATTTATGTTTGCCATTTTATTATTTCTCCTCTTCTAAAATTACCCAGCGACTTCTTCAAAAGAAACGCCAGTTCTGGTTGCGACAAAAGATAATGTGATAAAGTTGATACTTCTAGCAGGTTTCACAAAGATTTCTGCTATAAATTCATTTCTATCAATTACTTCGCCAGTGTTATTAGTTTCATCACACACTACTAAAAAGTCTGTGATACCTCTACGACCTTGTACTTCTCTTAAAAAAGGCTCTACAATGTTTCTGAAATTCGCTCTTGTAAATTCATCATTGAACTCAAAAAGTTGGAATTTAGAAGCAGTTGCAATTGCCTTCTCTAATATAATGAACAATCGTCTAACATTGATTCTATCAAAAGCACTCGGTGATGATAAACCAGTTTTATCTCCGAACAATACCGTTCCTTGTCCTGAGAAAGTTGCAACTGGATTTACTCTACTTGTGTAAAGATCATCTCTTTGTTGTTTTGTAGGGTTGTATGCGATTTTAGCAGCGCCTCTAATTACACCTCTATTTAATCCAGCAGGTGAGAACCAAGCGTCAGCTAAAATATCTGTTCTAGCAGACAATCCAGCAATGTCTCCGTTTAATGGTACATATCTGTACACATCATTATATCTATCGTAAGTATATTTGTAACCACTATCAAATACAACATAACTAGATGATCTGATACTATCAAAGAAATCAGTTACATTAGTTGTTTGTGTATTTGAGTTTGCGATATTAACAACATCACTTCTTTGTGGAGAAGCGAATACTACACAATCTTTTCTATTTTCTGCGATTGTGATTAAGTTGTCAATATGACTAGTTGAACCAGAAGGTCCAGCAATGATTAATCCTACATCAACCGTGTCAGCGTCTGCAAATTTTTCGTAAGCAGTTTTTAACTGACCATCAGTTACAGCAGAACCATCAGCGCCACCGCTAAGTGATTCACTAGTTGGTGTATCAACAGCAGTAAATGTTGTTCCTGCAGCTGCATTACCCCAATTGGTTCCAGAAGTGTTATGATCCATCCAGAATATATAATTAGATTTATTACTAATTACCGTTGGGTAGTAATTTACACCACCTTGTGGTGATTTTGCGTCTGAAGCTTTTGAAACTTTAGAATAAGATTCTAAAATTGTTCCAGGAACTCCTGACACTACACCGTCTTCGTCTATTACAACCACGTGCATTTCATCTCCAGAGCCTGATCTTGTAGTTGCCCAATCAGAAGTTCCAGGAGCGCCATCAACTTGATCTGCGTATCTCCATTTTCTTTTGATTCTAGCATTATCAACGACAGCAGAAATTAATCCACCAGCGCCTCTAGGATGTTGTACAATAGTTACAACCGTTGAAGTAAGGTTAGTTACTCTATATTTTTCACCAGTAGTGAAATCTACTCCAGCAGCAGTGCTTGAAAACTCAATGATGTCTCCAACATTAAGATAAGCAGTTGCGTCAGAGTCAACCGTTATAGTTGTATCTCCAACTGAAGCACCGCCGTCTGCTTGTTGTGATGTAGTTGTTGTTTGTTCAAATGCCGTAGCAGTTGGACAAGTTGCGACTAATAAAGAATTACCCCAAGCACCTGCTGATCTAGCAGCAAATGTGCCACTGGAACCTTGTCCAGTTGAATAATTGTCTTCATAGTCTTGTTTGTTTTTTACAAGTAAACCAGAGCCACCTGCGGTAGCGTTTAATGTACTTGTTTGGCTAGCTCGTACTAATCTTAATGAATTAGAATATTGTAGGAAGTTAGCAGCGCTGAAAAAATACTCAAAGTTATTTGTGTCAGGTTTACCAAATGTATCTACAAGTTCTTGTTCACTAGATATAGAAACAACCTCGTCTAAAGGACCTTTGCTGAATTGACCAGCAAATGCACCGACTGAAGTTGATACAGCAGGAATGATTCTTGTTAAATCTCTTTCCTGTACGAGAACACCAGGTGATACTTGAAATGCCATAAGTTATTCTCCTCTAATTAGCTAATTTAGTTGTCATTTTATTCAAAACTCGTATTATTCATACGCCCATAGTTAAATTTCATTCTTACTGATATTTATAATAGATCAAAACCTAATGGTTTTTACGCACCACAGGTATCCATCTATCTCCATATTCATCAACCGTTTCCTCATTTTCTTCAGTATTGACACCATCATCTACGAAACCAAATGGAGCCATATCTTGTTCTATTAAATTTTGTTGTTCAGCATACATCTGCATACGAGCATTTTGATCTGTCAATTCTTTAAAGTATCCTTGGTTTGATACCCAACCAAAGATAACTAAGCACATCATTAAATCATCATTGCTACCGTCCTCAGCCTGCCAGGATTGACCTTTCTTGGCAAAAGTTGACATCTCCTGTATAATTTTAAAAGAGTTGATTATTAACTTATCTCCTTCAATAAGTGTCTTTAAATTGGCACAACCTACTCGTTTAATCTGTTTTGTCATACGAACACCTAAAGATGAACCACGACCACTATACATAGCACCTAGTATTTGACCAGCACGACCTTTTTGAGTACACATTAATACATTAGGATATTCTATTTCATATTGCAATGCTTCTGCAATCTGTTGACCTATATCATTAACCTCGGTTAATATATGTGCATTGTTATATCTTTTTGCTATTTCAGATATAATATTAGGAAACACAAAAGGTTTTACTTCGTTGTTTTTATAAAGCGCAACAACTCTAAATGGCATTTTAGTTACATCAAGCACAATAAATGCTGAATAATCTTTATCTACACCTCTAGCGACATCAACCGTACAAACATATGTACGACCTTTTACAGGCGCTTCAAACTGATCTACACTTCCTTTTGTTAATTGAGGAACCTCATAACTTAATGCTTTAATTTTTGATGGTGAGATAAGAGTATTAACAGAACCTAAAAACTCACACTCAAACTCTTGTTGAAATTGCTCAGGTGATGTATTTCTAATTGTTTGTTCTTTCCAGTCTTCATCTCTTCCTGGAACCTCTGACCAATGCACCTCAATTGGAATATAATCATTTCTATTTTTTTCTGCGTCAACCCATAGTTTATAAAACTGATTCATACCATATGGAGTTGATACTATAATCATTTTTGTTTTTTGTCCTGAAGATATTGTAGGATAAACGGAACTAAAAAACATTTCGGCAATGTTAGTAGGTACGAAAGCAAACTCGTCAAGGAATATTATATTAT